AATCTTTTTCCATTCATTAATTTGTTTGAACCACTCAGTATGATCATTATTAAAATCTTTATTAATATTTAATAATCTTTGTAATACTTGTTTACAATCACCTAATATATAATAATCAGGTAGAATAGTTTTACTAATGCTTTCTTCTGAAATATCAACATGAATAATTGTAGCTTTTCTTGCAAATTTATATTTATCACCAATAATTCTATCATCAAATCTACTACCAAAATTAATCAATAAATCACAATTTTGAATTGCGTTATTTGCGTAGTAAGAACCGTGCATACCCAACATTTTTAATGACAAATTGTGTTTTTCATCAAATGCTCCTAGACCAAGTAGAGTGGTAGTTACAGGAATGTTATATAATTTAGCAAAAGCTCTCAATAAATTTACAGTATTACCTCCATGAGAAAAAACTCCTTGACCTACTAATATAACTGGTCTCTTTGATTTTTTTATAAATCCAATAATTGTTTCTGGGATAATTCTTTTAAAGTTATACAAATGATTATGAATTTGCTTTACAGGCTCCACCACTTTATCCTCAATCTGAATTGCTTCAATACTCATCACATTTTTTGGCAAATCCAATAATACAGGTCCAAAACGTTTCTCTTTCATTTTATCAAAAGCAAAATCAACAGTAGTATTAATTTTAGTAGGGTCAACAATCATATTATTCCATTTTGTAATTGGTTTAGAGATATCAATAATAGGTGCTTCTTGAAAAGCATCAGTTCCTAAAACCTTAGTTGAAACTTGTCCAGTAAGAGCTAGTAGTTGAACTCCGTCACTCTTTGCATTTTGAAGACTAGTCATAATATTAATTGCACCAGGTCCAGAAGTAACCATAATAACACCTGGTTTATTAGTTGCTCTTGAATAACCTTCAGCCATAAAACTACCACCTAATTCAGTTTTTGGAGTAATATAATTAATTTTATTTTGTCCATAAAACATATTAATCACAGGTAAAATTGCACCACCTGGATATCCAAAAATAGTATCTACCTTATGATGAATTAAACGATCTACCAAAGTCTTTGCACCACTAATTAGTTTTGTATCAATTTTCATTTTATATTAATATATAATAAAAATTTTCTTTAATTAGAAATATTGATAAAAATACTGTTAAGGTATCAACATTCTTTATTAATGTCATATACTCTAAATATCAAAATCAATCCAATTGCAGACCCTTCTGTTAAGGATTACTATAAAACTTTTACTACTCACCACGATGGTGATTCTGGAATAGATTTGCTGATAACTGATAATCTAATTGTAAATTTGTTTACTGTGGGAACAATTGACCACAATATTCAATGTGAAATGCTTGATTCTACGGGTGCTAATGTTTCTTATTTCTTGTATCCTAGGTCATCAATTAGTAAGACTGATTTAATGATGGCTAATAGCGTTGGAATTATTGATGCAGGTTACCGTGGTAATATTATGGCAAAGGTCCGAAATATGAATTTAACAACTCCTGTTAAGGTAAATAAAGGTGATAAGTTATTTCAAATTTGTGCTCCAGATTTGAAATCAATTAAACTAAATATTGTAGATACTCTAAGTGAGACTACTCGAGGAAGTGGTGGCTTTGGCTCTACAAATTAAAAATTATATATAACATTGCTAATGTAAAATTACCAGGACCGAATTCTTTTATTACTTTTGACCAACTAGATATTTTATCTTTATTAAAATTTGGAAAAATAGATCTGTAAAATACATAACTTATATTAGTTATTACTAAAAATAGTTTGTCAATTATATTAGATGAATCTCCAATTTCTTTTTGTCTTCTTAATAAAAAATTATCATTACCATTTATTGAATTAGCAATAATTGCTTCTTCTAAACCAAAATTTAATAATAACATTATTATTAATACTAAAACAATAATTCCGTGATAATCATTTAATCCATATTTATGAATTAACATACCACCTATAATTAAATTAGTTATAAATGAAAATACAATTCTTTCGTGAAATTTATCACTTGATTTTTCGTCTATAGTATCAAATATATATGCAATTAAATATGTAGCTGCAGCATAATAGGGTTCATTATTATAAATATAATACATTACTAAAACTCTTAGTAAAGAACCAATAACTGTAATTAAAATAGGAGATATTTCAAGTTCAATAATTGAGTCTTTTAATTTATTCGCTAAAGGATAAAATATCGCATAATCACCCCAGGCATCGTGTTCTGGAAATGAATTAATATTAATTTTAATAGCTTCTGATTCAGTTTTAACTAAAGGTGTTACTTTTACTCCTGGTTGAGATGAAGGTGCTACTTTTACACTTGGTTGAGAGGAAGGTGCTACTTCTGCTTTTGTTTCTACTTTACTTAGATCTTCAGTATTTATAACTTCATAATTATAATAATCTTCATAATCTGACATTATTATAATTTAGAAAAATTATTTCTAAATTATAAAATTTAATTAAAAAACTCTATCAAATCTAGTATCTTCCTTTAATTCAATAATTCTGAAAATATCTTCTTGTACTTTTAATTTTAATTTTTTATCTCTCTCATCTTTTGCACCTAAATCAGGACCTTTATTAATTTCCATTAACATTGCTCCTAAATCTTTTGTTGGAGCTACATCAGAACCAAACAATTGAAATAAAGTATGATGTTGTAATTTTTTATTTTTACATACTTTAGTTTCAATTGCTTTAATGATATGATTCATTAATTTGTTTACATTATCATCCCAAAGTTTAGATGAACCAGATATTTGTTTATCTAAATGTGCTCTAAAATCGTCCAAAGTTAATGGATTATTATCATAAATCTTTCTATCAATATAACCTGTAGTAATGTGTTTATCAAATCCTGGGTCATTCTCATCGTAATCTTCAGGTGTGTAATATACAAAACCATCTCGGTGAATATAACCTTCCACCTTACCTTCTCTACAAATAATTAATGTATAATATCTAAAGTTAATCTTACGTTTACTAATTAAATATGGATTATATAAATAATCTTGAACCAAAAAGAAACCATTTTTATATCCTTCCATAATATCTTTATAACTTTGAACTATTTTTAATCCTTCTTGTCTTTGTGCATAGTTTTTAAGAATGTACATATGATTTTTCTTCTTTTCTAAATTTTTATTGTAATGTTCTTCTATTTTTACCAAATCTTCAGGTTGGTCAAGTAAATATGTTTGAGGCATTAAAGTTGCTGCTTTATCATTTCCATAAAAAGATGCTAATAATATCCATAAATGAATCTTTGATGCAGGCCAATCACAACCATCAATTAAAAATATTTTCTTTGAATTTTTATTATCTCCTTCCGCTTCAAATTTTTTAACTTTTTCTTCACAAGTATTATACTCACAAGGAAAATAATAATCTCCATCTTTTTCTCCTTTATTAATTCCTACATTTTTCATTGCTTTGTCCATTAATTCAGATAAATTACATTCTGAATAAAAATCTGCAAATCCTTCAATGTACTGATTAAAAAAACAGGCATGAATAATTGATAATATAATAATTACAATGAGAATTAAGTCTATTTTCATATATAATTAATTAGATAAAAATTTTAATACTTTCTTAAATAATAAATAATTAAGGCCATTATTGCTCCTCTCAATATTAAAGAAGGATAAATACCAGGAATTCTGTTAAAGTAGGGAATATTATTTATATAAAAATTTAATTCTTCATTATTTAATAAAATAAATAAAAATATTATTATAATAGGTTCTTTCAATTCCATTAAAATATCACGCATTTCTAACTTTTTGTTTTTCTTAGAATTTACTTTCTTTTTTGGTTCTTTCTTTAATTCTTCAACTTGTCCTTCAATAATTTTGTCTTTTCTCTGATTCTTAAATTCAGTATTAACATTAGCAGGCATAGGAGGTCCTTCCAAGTCAAGATTATCAAAATTATCTAAATTCTTTTCTATTTCTTTTACAAAAGATGAAACTTCTTTATTATCACAGTCTTTGCAGGTTTTTACATCGTCTTTAAATATATCTCTATCGTACTTATCTTCTTTTCCTATGGAAGTTATACTAGTTCCTTTGAAACTATCTAGTTCTCTTTCTAAATCATTCATTATATACATTTAGATAAGTATTATCCAAAATTCTATATTTATTTTTAATAATATTTCTACCATGAATATCTTTCTCATCAGATAACCATTTTTCATCTGGTTTATATGGTGGCTCTAAAACTGTTGATAATTTTATAATTTTAGTTACTTCATTCAATGTTATATTTCCTCTAATAGTATCTGTTAACATTGTAAATATCATAAATTTATCTACTTTTCCATCTAATAGTTTTCCACATAAATTTTCTTCACCGTATTCTGATTTAGTATAGTAAATATTTATATTGTGTTTTAAAAAGCCAAATTCTTCCTTTTTATAAGTTTCATCTTCAAAAAATTTTTTAGCAAATACTTCCATATCACCATAAATTTCTTCCTCTCTAAATTTTTCATCGTAAACTACTATTTTTGTAAAACCACGAGCTCTTATGATATTATGTAAATCACTACTTTTCATATCATTAAAAGTCATTTCGTTATTAATACTAGGAATATGAGTTTTAACAATAATTGCATTACCTCTTACAATTTCTTTTTCTAAATGTAATAGAGTTGCCATTTCATTGAAAGGTAAATCGGATTCTATATTTAAAGTATTAATATACATCATTTCATAAATATAATCAGGTTCTTCCGCAATATATTCATTCATAATATGATTATTTTTATCATCAATTTTTAACAATTCATGAACTTTTTTAAAAAAATCTTGAGGATTTACTTCGTGTGTAGTAACAAAAGGCATAGAGATTAATGCTTGAACATAATCTGGATTATTCCAGTCTAGATGACTAATTTTGCCAGGTTCAATTAAAAGTGTGTAGAATGGTTTTGTATCAAATATTTTAATATCGGACATTAAATATTTAATATAAATTGTTTTTATATATCTTTCATAATGAAATCATAGACACTATTAATTTTTTCTTTTTGTAAAATGGTTACAGGATTTTGACTAAAAAACTTTTGATTTGCTCCTTTTTCGTGAGGAGTAAAAGAACCTTTTTCAACAAGATATAAAAATCTTTTTGTTTTTAATTTATCAAGAGCTAAAGGTTTTAATTCCTTAATTTTAAGTTCTTTACCATTGTAATTTTTAGTTACTTCATCTTTTTCAAAATTAAAGGAACCAAATAATGCTAAATTAGGGTCAACATATGCAATTATTTTATCATTTTTCTTGGGATGAATCTTTGAACCTAAATTATAAGGTTCTTTCAAAGCTATCCATAAACCAGGAGAATCAGCTATTTTATCTTCTAATAATTTTAATATAGTTTTAATTTGTTCATAATCCTTTTCTAAGTATCCAGCTTTCTTATAATAATTAGTTGAAGTATCTTTTTTTTTAGATAAATAATTATAGTCTAAATATTCAATAGGAAAGTATCCATTGATAATATCATCTTTATAATTTTCAATATTATATCTAATTAAATTTTTAACTTCACTTTCACTATTTTTTATATAAAATTTATTAATTGTATTTAAATTAATCCTCTTTGATATTATTTTAAAATGAGTATTTTTACCAATTAGAATATTCTTCTTATCTAATTTAACTTGTTCACCTAATAATTCTAAATATTTATTTTCCCAATAATTAGTCATTTTTTTATCTACTTCTTTAAATTTATCATTCTTACTATCTTTTAACTTTTGATAAGATTTGAACATAGAATTCATAGTATCATCTTTAATAATTATTTCATTAATTTGGTCCAAATCAATTGGATTAAAGACTTTAGAATTCATAGAATCAATTAATTCCTTTTTTGAATATGGGTTTAGTCCAATTATATGGCATGTTAAGCAATTATAATCATTCATTTAAAATGACTTTGGAAAAAAATTATATTAAAAATAAAAAAAAATTTAATATTCTTAATTAAGTATCCCCATAAATGTCTGAAATTAAATCTATTCCTATAAAGTATTCCAAATCTTGGCATTCTTTCTCTGATCCTTATAATCAAATTCAAAACTACTTGTTTGAATTAAATATTATAATGAATGATAACGAAACTAAAAAATTTATAAAATTAGAAAGTGAAAAACGTTGTAATCTCATTATTGTAAAAGATCAGATTGAATTTAAAAATATTAAAACCTTTAAGATTATTGTAAAGAAAATACCAGGTGACTATTTATTTACATATCAAATGAGTGACAATATAATTCATGAACAATCCTATTATGTTCAAAAGGATGATAATCTATTTATTGAATTCTCACAAAATTCCAATGGTTATGCAATGTGTAATTGTACTTTTATTGGATATGATTCTTGGAGAATAAGTGCCTCACCCCCTAATTAAATTTTCATAAAAAAAAATGTATAGTAATAATAATGTACGAAATAAATTATTCGGTTCAAAAAAAAAAGCAGGAAAATTCAAAGTATTCTTTAATGAATAACGAACAAGATTCTCAACTTTTTATTTTTGAAATAATCTTAAAAACATTAGATGATAAAAGTATTACTATAAGAAAAATTAAAAAAGGCACACAAGGTATGTTAATTTCATCAGAAGATAACATTAAATATTCAGATATAGATCGAATTAAGGTATCAATTTTAGACAGTAATAATTTAAAAAATGAAATTACAACAAAAATTACAATAGATCATAAAACAAATTATACTACTTATTTAGATTCAATTATTTATTTAGAATTTAATAGTAATTCTTCTGGATTATTAATTTCAAATTATAATTTTAATTAAAAATATCTAATTATTATTAATGCAAATGTCTTTTGTTCAATCAAATGATTCTATTTTTATAATTAGTCTTGTTAGAATCATAGAAATTATTGCTTTAACCCTGTTATGGAATAATACTTCCAAAATGGCAAAAATTCCAGCAGCAAGTAAATATTATTCTTTTAATGTAGCTGCTTCTGTATTAGTTGTAGCTAATATAATTATTGGATTAATTTTAAATATTTATTTATATTTATTTCCAGATATGGATTTAAACTATTTTGTAATTGGAATGATTATTGCTATTCTTTTAGTAAATATTGGTTATATTCTTTTATGGATTAATACTGCAAAAATGCAAGATGATAAAAATGTAGGTGAATTTTATAATTCAAATGTAGCTTCATCAATATTAATTGGTATTGCAATATTATTGCAAATAATTTCAAAACATTTTAGCTTTGACTAAAATAAAAAGTAATTTATTATAATGGAAGAAAAGTTATTAGTAAATGAAAATATTGATGTAGAAAATTATAATTCTATAGATTGGACAAATAATATAGATCGTCTTTTAGCTGAATGGTGTGATAATGCAAAATGTTATGAATGGATGCATTCGCAAGCTCATAATTTTTATAGTAAAAAAGCAAAAATATTTATGATTGTTATTAATGTTTTAACTACCCTGAGTGGTCTTAGTAATATAATAGCTGGCGGATACTCTATAGGAACTTTTCAAATATCTTGGATTTTTGGTAGTATATCTATTATTGCGTCAACTTTAAATATTATTCAAGATAAATTAGCTTATAATCAAATTGCAGAGTCACATCGAACTTTATCAAATAATTGGTTAATAATTAGAAATAAGATAGAAGAAATATTAATTATACCTCCTTCCAAAAGAAAGGATTGTAAAACGTTTATGAAATATATTAAACAAGATATAAATAATGCAATAACTGAAAAGAATGCTACAATTCCTTTAGTAATTAGAGATTTATGTTATGAAAAATTTAAAAATATAAAAGATTTTGAAATACCTGATATATGCGGACAGGTAGAACATACTAGAACTTATGAAGAGTTGAAATAATTTTTTTAATTTATTTACTAAAAAAGTTGATTAAAAAAAATATTTTCCTAATACTAATTAGATTAATGGCCTTAAAATGTGAATTTTGTAAAAATACAAAGATATCTAGTCTTCTCGCATATACTTGTAATAAATGTAATAAGAAAAATCTATGTGGTAATTGCAGGCTTCCTGAATATCATAAGTGTGATTTTGACTTTATTAAAGAAGGTGAAAAATCATTAAGAGAACAGAATCCAAATATTACAACAATTAAGGTAGCTAAAATTTAAAATTTTACTAATGTAGCTAAAATTTAAAATTTTACTAATGTAGCTAAAATTT